TATCTGTATCATCTAGTGTTGAAACATGCACAGTTACATTTGAAACACGTGACCAAGAGAATGATGAGGTAGCATTTAACTCACTGATCTTTTTTGAAATAACAAAGTATCTATTAGTTGAAAAGTCTACGTCCGCATCAGTTAAGTTGACCTCAAATGAGGCTGACTCTCCCTCAGATACTGCGTCAATTGAAGAAAACCTAATAAGAATTCTAACTGCTGAAGGATGCTCATCCTCAGCACCTCTTGTATTAATTACAGAAAATGCTAACCTTAGTTCATCTGATGGAGAATTCTTATCAAGGTTTAATGAGATTCCATTTAAGTGAATGTGGTCGCCAGAATTATAAACTAAATTACCAGCAGAATATCCTAGATCTGACAAGTTACCACGAATTGCCACAGCATTATTTAAGAATCTAGGAGTCTCGTACCTTGAAGTTCTTGCAACATTTGAGAAAACTTCGTTGTCAGAGTTTGTATGAATAACCTTGCAGTCCTTAGATACTCCGTCCACGAAGTATGTTCCGTCGATCTGGTTTGCTTCATTTCCACCGTCAAGGGCTGTATAGATCACTGGAATCGTTTCCACATTGGTGCCGTGATATTGCCAGTTTTCATTTTGCGAAAATGAATAAATAGTTCTACTAGCTTTTGATCCAGCATCTGGGTTTGCTTGGGCAGAGAAAAGACCTAATTCAGTGATTTCATATCTTTCTTCTGTTGGAAGTTCTGCAGTAAGCACAACATTTGTATAAAAAGTTTTTGCCAATCCTCCAGAAGAGTATGATCCAGTAATAGGATTTACGATTGTAAAAGTAGTAGAGTTTGCAGCAACAATAATGCCTTCGTGAATATTAAATTGTGACGGAGCAACTCCAGTAATAGTTACTGTATCTCCAGGAACAAAGCTATTGTTTGCAGTGTAGACGACTGACGATCCAGATATAGATGCACCAGTAATGGTAGCTGATCCAGAAATCTCTGTAACATACCCTCTTGAAGTTATAGGAACTCTAAACATCTCAAAGTCTAGATTTTCTTTTAGTCTCTGAGAAGATATATCTGCTGATGATGGAACATAAGACTCGTCGTATGGGGTTGGGCCACAGCCTACAGCAATATAAGAGGCATAGGCTGGTGCCTGGCCAATCAGGTATTTTGTAAGTAGGGCTTGCCCTTTATTAGTAATCATATTATCCTCAATATATTATATCAGTAGTGTCTGCGGCTTTGAACTCAATTTCTATCTGCATGTTATCTTCTAGATTATGTAGCTCTAAATTAACATTTCCAGACTCATCTACATAAATGTGATTATCAAGGCCTGATGGGTCGTCAGTTGTTGCTGGCACATACTGATATCTTTTTAGTGCAAATCTACCGAATGTTTGCTCTATTGGATTCTGTACACCAATTAAGTTTGACCCACCAAAGATATTCTCAATTTTTACTAGATTTGATATCTGCTGATACTTAATGTCTATTCCATTAATTAAGTCATGTCTTGCGATGTTAAGAATTTCTGTACCACCAATATCTTCAAAAAGAAGGTCAGTGATTGCCTCTATAGGCATTGCCTCTTCGTTTAGCTGGATCAGGTCTGGGGTTGCTGCCTTAGTCTCTGGCTGAGTTGCCGATGATGATGTAGCTGGCGTAGCAGGCAAAATAGAAACTTGTGGTGTAGCACTGAGGCTTTTTCTATAATTCTCTACTGCTTTTGCCCAGGGAGTTTCTGGGCCAAACTGTGGATCTCCCATTATATTACCTCACTCAAATATGCTATTGTTTCTGGACCATCGGAGTTTCTATTATAGCTTATGCTATAAACAACAAATCTCTTGTCTTCGCCAACAACCAAGTCAGTTCCAGCATTATCTGACATAGATATCTGAACAATGTCTCCGAGCTGAAGGGTTACTCCACCAAAAATGTTTAGGCCAACTGACTTCCTTGGCTTTATCGTTTTATTGATTAGCCACCCCATAAGTTCTTTTGCAGCATCCGAATTCTGGATATATTTTGCATCAATAGCGAATGAGTTAGTTCCATACGTAGATCTACTAGAAACTATGTCAAAGTATTGCTTTTTAGCTCTTATAGGTGACTCTACTGGATTCTTGTCTAGTCTATCGATATCAGATAAATTGCTATTGTCATTAAAGAAGTCTCCAAGAGTTAGTACCTTGTCAGAGTTCTGTGTGAATGTTACCCCCTGGATTCTTAGATAGTTTCCAGTTGTTTCATCTAGACTGATAACGGTATCTGTATTATTAAAGACTAAAAACTCTGCTCCATATGCTCCTGGAATAAAACCAGATACAGTATATCCCTTTAGCTTATTGAAGGTTGGGGATATTTGTGCAGACAGTGCTGGATATGCCTTATCATATTTGATTTTAAAGTAGGCTGCTTCACGCATGATTGTTCCAAATTCTTCAAAGTACATATCATATCCAGCACCTTGCTGAGAGCTGATGTCAGAAAGATATGTCTTTTGAACTGCACCGCTCATAGAATATTTTCTTAGTGATTCTGAGATGTCTACATCGGTATCACCAAATACAGAATTGATTGGCGTTCCAAGTGTTGTTCTTGAGTCAAGTGAGTACTTCTTTGTAATTGCAAATACATTCTCAAACATCATCTTAGATGTTCCTCTAATAAACAATGCCATATTGTTATAGACTGGAAGCCTATCTGCATCATCTACAATAGCTACACATCGATTATTTATGTATAGATAGAATCTTCTTGTGCTTTTTCCAATGTCCTCATACTCTATCGACAGGTCATAAACTGTAGGATTCTCTTCTCCAAAGACTCTAGACTGGCCAACAAAGCTTCCAGAGTCTACTAGGATATTAGCAAGTCCAGACCATAACTTAATTGGAACAGCATTTTTTGATGAATTACCCTTAACCTTATAAAAAATAACATTGCTTAGAGCCTCTGAGCTTGCTTCTGAGGATGTTCCATTTGTTAAAGCCATGATTTCGAAGTAGTATCCGTTATTATTAGAAGAGTTTAGCAATACGGCTAGTCCGCCAGATGCCCCACCGATCTTACCGTTATCATAGTAGCCCATCGATCCTGCTGGTGTTTGGGTCTTTGTTTTTCCATCTTCATATCTTCCAACAAGTCTAACCCTTGTCCCAAAATGAGAATATGAGTTGTTTAAGCTCTTTGGTACATAGCTTATATAATCGCTAGCAGCAAGGTCAGAAGTAAATGTTGGTCCAGTAAAGACAAGTGCTGAAGACTGAACAGTTCCTATTTCAGTTGCCTTTAGTGCCTTAATATCCTTCTCACTCTTATTTGTTCCACCCAAAGCATTTTTTATAATTCCATTCCTGGATGCTGTTACTACTGTAGAGTTGGCTATTCCAGCCTCTCCAAGAGTAGCAGCCTTACTATCTGCTGTGGCATTTTCAGGGTTGGCCTTAATTAGATCTGACAGGGGCAGCTTACATCCCAGTGTTGAGTTAATAGCATTGTTTGACCAGTATTCAGATATTCCAGATTCGTGAGAAACTATTGGGGTCCCAAACTGTCCTCTACCGTGAGATCTTACTTCTCCATCTTTAAATCTTGTAACGCCATCAACTACTTCGTAGTATGGCTCTGAGTATATCCTAACTCTGCCTGTTGGGAATATACTTTTTCCAAATTTAACATTTTGAAAGTAATCAGAGTATTCCTGAGTATTTTGAATCCATACGTTTCCAACGGTACTTGGTATGCTATATTCTACAGCATCGTAGTGAATGATTTCTCCATTTGCGTAAAAGTATCCGTCATATCTTGATAAGAAGTATGATCCCTCGCCAAAGTCAATAATATTATCGACTACCGCACCGTTAATTACTGATGGTGGGTTAGCCGATAGTGGTGAGTTAAGTGGAATTGCTGACAAAGAGTACGCCGATGAAGATGTTAGCTCTCCGTTTTGACTCTTAGTGTTCAGAGTACCAGATGCCTCCCAAAGAAGTGCTGGCTTATAGATCCATGTTTTATTTCTATCTTGAAGCATAGCCTGCTTAATAGATCCATAAGATCTTTGAATATATCTTTCCTTATAGGTAATCTGTCCATCAT